CATCTTCATAGTTAGGTAAGTTAAAGTTATTACCTGAACCACCATATTGCGCACCGATAATACTTGAAAGAACACCGTAGGTTGTATTAGATACAGNTGAACCATCGCAAAGTAACCATCCNGATGGAAATGCTTTACCACTAGCAGCTGCCATTATAGTACCAACNGGTATAAAGGCACTAGAGGAATTTACATAAAACTGACCTGTATTAAGCGGCGCAGACCATGAAAGTTGTCCTGCAGAATCAGTGCGTAGAAATTGATTATTAGCAACTGCACCTACAGGAAAGTTATAATTAACATCGTTAATATTGAGCTTTTCTGGTAGTTTAAGATGAGTACCGTTTTTAACGTTAATTCTATCAGTTAAGATCTGCGTACCACTTAATGAAATCCTTCCAGCTACTAATTCAAGTGAATTACCTAAAGCATCGTTATCAAAGTTATTGGCTGATAGTGTACCTACCCGTATAGTACCATTTACATCATCAATAACAATTGAACTATCGTATGCTGCTAATACTTGTGAAGCTTTTACCCATGCTCCTTCCCATAATGTGTATAGAGCTTTACTTGTTGTATTGAAAGCTATATCACCATCTTCTGCACCAGCACTCAAAGCTGAATGATCAGAAGCAGTACCTAAGAACTTATTACCGGTTACGATACCTCCTGATGTTGAAGCATCACCAACAAATAGACGTTTATTATCTGTAGTATAGCCTAACTCACCTTCATCGAGAGTTATGTTTTGCCGATCAAGATCACCACCACGTCTAACAAGAAGTTTTAATAGAGTGTTTTCGAGAATTTCAATTTTATTAGACATATTAGTATTTTATTAATAGTTATATACAGGTATTGCAAGCTTACCACATGTACCAGAATCTATTGTTATAAATCCGGCAGAACATAAACAAATCGTGACTGCTGCGATATTACTACCGGTATCAGCTGCGAAACTTCCGGATTGAGCACAGACCACGGTCCGCCCGACTGAAGTCGTATCAATAAGATCACCAAAAAAGGTTGCACCAGCTCCACTAGTGTTTATCCCTGATAGGTTAGATGTAATTGCATTAGTTGTACCTGTAACTCTACCAAACTGATCAAAAGTTGTGGTATTAAGCGGTTTACTCTCACCAGCTCCAATAGTAGCCATACCTAAAGTATTAGCAGTATTATTTACTACTAATCCATTAGTAACAGTAGAGGCAACAATTGCGCATGCGCAAACTGTATTACATGGTGCATTGCAAAATGATAATTTACCGAAAGGCAGTCCGAAAGAATTGGAAGTAAAAAGGCCCACTGGCTCTACCCCACCGCCGCTTAAGCCATTACCAATACAAGTAGCAGGTATAGGTGCACCTAACACACTAAGTTGACCTGTAGTTGAATTTACTCTGATAGATGTACCATCCACGGCAGCTGAAAGACCTTGAACTGGGTTAAGTGTGATACCACCGTTAGTAGCTACAACATTTGAATTTAAAGATGAAGCTGAAATAGCACCGGTAACAACATGTAGTTTGTTATTTACATCATAGCTAATAGATGCTGTATCTGTTTGCGATCCTATGAAAGCCCAACTAGAAAGTAGAGCGGAATCAGTACCAGAAAGCTGATATAAAAGGTTATTTTCATATACTAAATCATTTTGAACAGCTTGAGCTAAAGAAGTTTTTGCACTTGATGTAAGTGGTGCATATACCAAATTACCAGCTACATGTCCCCCCGGTGTAAATCCATCACCAACCCAGACTCTCTTACGATCTGTAGTATAACCCATTTCACCCTGTTCAAGGGTAACAGTCTGACGCTGCACGTCAGTACCTCTTCTTAATTTTAGTTTTACGATTTCAACGTCTGGCATTTTTTTAAATTGTTAAGATGTTCTTTGCCATACATACAATCCGAATGATGGTGGCATATTATTATGTGGAGTTCCGCTTCCAGTAGAAGCTGAAGTAAATGTATTGACTGTGGCTTGTCGACCAACAGCATCACGTTGCTGGTTATTAGAAACACCCTGTCCGAAAGCATCACCATCAATACCAGCATTATTACTGAGTTGGTCTAGACCGTGACTATGGGAAGCTAACTCGGCTGTAGTAAGTGGGTGATTATATTTACCAGTAGTGTCATTACCAGCTGGAATTGTTTTAGCTTCAGTACCGTCATTACCAGCCCCTTCTCCAGCTATAAACCGACCTGTAGCAATTTGTATCCAAGTAGTACCTGTAAATCTCGATCCTGGATTAGTATTATCTTGCGAAAATGTAACAGACCCAACAGGGTATATTGCTTCAGCTATAGCAGTTTTAAAAGCATCACCAAGTGGACCGTCTACATCAATACCTTTACCTGCTTGACCTACCTTAAGAGCACTTTTATTACCAAACCCATCGTATACATCTTCTTGTCCAGTAGCTGGTAACGCTGCACCTTTCGCATGCAGTACACCAACGTAAGTTTTGCTGATGTTAGTATTAGTTAAGGAAGTACTTGCCATGTATATATTTATGTCAATGACAGTATTAAGCAATCAAATATTTGTTAAAGCATCTTTATTAAATACCGGCTGTACGTCTGCTTCTGTATTCACTTGCACTGTATTCATTATTTTTTGCTGTAGATTAAAAATTAATTCAAAACACCTGTTTAGGGTACCAGTTAAGTTTTCTTCATTTCCATGAACATAAAGATTTTCTATCTCTTGATTAAGTAATTGCTTAAAGTCGATTTCGTAGTTATAATCGTCTAACTCAAGTATATTATTAACAAATTTACCAGTAAATCTACCTATTATGTTATTTTTAATAGCAATTGTATCATTAATAACTTTAAACAGCTCTGTATTAACAACAGAATTTTGTATAAAACTATCTGTATTCAAAGAAAATGCTGCACTACCGTAGTTATTGTAGTTAACATCTTTTATTACACGTTGATATGCATCTTGAGTAGGTTCATCAAAGAAAAATAACCTACCAGTTGTTAACATAATAGCACGATCTGTAGAACTCACACCTGGAAAAATGGAGAATGATGTAATTTTATCATCTAAAAGACCATCAACAGCAGCTGTTGTTGGAATACTAACAGGTACAGCATTTGTCGCAGCACTAACATTTTCAATCTCTATCTCCACACCTACATTCCATATAAAATCAGCATTAGAATAATCTATATTAATAAAATTCCATCTGTTATTGATAGTATTAACTTCTACTTCTTTATTTTCAAGGGCTACTTCTAGAGGTATTTCTTCTGTAGTTTCAGTAAAATCTAGTAAATATAAACGCTGCGTTCTAAACTTACCAATTATTTCAACTGGTCGAGTTTTAAATTTCTTATAAACAGTATTATCTGTACCAAAATACCAATAATTACTATCCGTACCAGAGAAGGTTAGTGAATTAATATTTTCATTTAACCCTAATGTATCATTTAAAGTAAACTTCTCACTAAAACGATAATTCTTACCACTAAATCTATATAAGAATGGTGTTCTAACGGTTATTTGATTTGTAGTAATATCTCTATAAGTTATAACATAAAGCGAATTAAAGTCAGGATCAAATCCCATGGCTCCAAATGTCTCCTTGCCTAACTCAACAGATGTAATTCGAGTTATAAAGTTAAAATCACCATCAAAAATCTTAATATTTTTATTACCAGAATCAAAAACAGCTAATTCAGTACCATTAGCTGCTAAGAAAGTAGGTTTATTAAATTTAGTTTGTCGTGTTGCTCCACCAAAACCACCAACTAACTCTATATAATTTCTCCGGAATCTTAAAGAACTATCATTATTACTATATCCAGCAATATCATACTTTAAAACTACATTATTACCAGTATCAGATATATATAAAAATTCTTTAGTAGAAGTGATACCTCCTAATTCATTAAAAGATAGGTCGTTATTTTGACTCTCATAACCTGTAGTATCTTCAACTACTGTAAGAGCATTATTATCCCCAGTTAAACAGAGTAAATTGGTTTTAGTTATTGCGAATAGTGAAAATTCACCACTAAGTGGTTCAAGATTAGTTTGTGCAGTAGCTGCTACTACGTTCCCAAATGCACTTAAATAATTATTGTTTGCAAACCTACTATTAGCAGAGAAAGCAGGAGTTGAACTATCTGATATTCCTATTTCAAACTCAGTGGCAGATACTGATGATACAGATGCATATCGTAAACTAGTTGCGAAAGGTAGCTTATTTGATGGTATAAACAATTTTGAATATACGTATGTATTATTCTCTCTTAACCTTTCTAACTTATATTTAAATAAATCATAGTTAAAATTATCATTTAAAGCAAATAAACACTTATCAAGAGTATTAGGCAGTGCTAGATTAAGATCATCGACTACCCTATCCCTAAAATAACTTGTATAAAACTGATCTGTTCTATACGTTCCTTTNGGTGTAAGTGTTTTACCTGTACTTACTTCTTTAGCTTCACCATTAACNGTTTCANCAAAACCATAGAAATCACTACCGGTTAATGTAAACATATCACCTGAAGTATAAATCTTTTTGTAACTATAATAATTAGGAATTGCCATGATCAATGAATGTTATGTTATTAATTTTAGTACCTACCGGTAAAAACTGCTTAGCCTCTGCTAATATACTAGTTTTAATCTGATCCTGTACAACAGAGCTTGCAAGGTTAAGATCTCGTACAACAATATCAATTAAGTTAGAAGAATTATTTCTGTTAAACTTAAAGAACTGCTGTATTTCTGTTTTTGATGTTCGTTGACCACCAGGTAAAGATAATGTAATATCATCAATACTTTTTGTTGAAAGGTATATTGCAAATACCTCTTCTGTGCTAATAGCCCTATCGTAGATAAATGGATTACGTACTATTAAATCTTTAGAGTAATAATATTTAGGTTGCCTCAAGTATGTAGCAAGATCAAGATTACTCTGGAAACCAGTTGATCCTATAAAGAACTGATCAGAGAAAATATCTTGAATTAAATACTTTCCTGGTTGAAAGGTTTGATTTTCATATAGATCTCCGTTTATATATAGAGTAGAATTACCTTGTAGACTATCAAGCCTATACGTGAAGTTATAAAATCCTGGCTCGAAAGAGCTTGGTTGGAAAGATATGGTCTGATTTAAAACATCTTCTGTATCTAGATAATTTCTTAAACTTAATTTAAAGTCTATAGATNTATTATCGTAAATTCGNTTAATAGCATTATAATTAGTAAGATTATTTTGACTTGTATTATCACATAGATAAACACCTGATAGAGCTGTAGCTGTTAATGTAGGAAACAACCCTTTTGCTAAATACATGTTTTTATCACTTCCTTCAGCAAGAATTACTGGGTATTGATATTGAATACCTTCAATATATTCATTAACCCAATCAATAGATGTGAATGCACCACCAGATAATGAAAACGTAGTATCATTAAAAGGTATTGGTATATTAATATCACCTATACTACCAGATAGCAAAAATACAGCGCTAGTGTTATGTATAAAATATTTATCCGTAGTTAAAGTTACAATTGTATCATTTAAAATATTAAAGTCAACGATTTGGTCATTTGACTTAAGAAACGATTGTGGTCCAAAGTCTATATTATGCTTAACTATAAAATTACTTACTTTGTAGAAGAATGTATTATCATTTTCCCATTTAGTTTTTGAACCTGGCAACTTATAAATTGTATCATTGTAATCTACTACATTATCGTACAAACACATCTCATCCTTGTAAACATCAAACTCTGTAGAAGAGAGAGCAGATACAGACATGGTGTTAATGTTCATCCGGGTAGTCTTTTGATCAGAAGATATAAAGTCAATATGATCATGCTCCATATGTGTACCATAGTAATCTAAAATCCCAGAACCACATTCAAGCTTAATCTTGTTACCTTGAGTATTTACCTTATAGTATATATTACCAGCAGTTGCAACAATATAATCATCTAATGCACTTCTCTTAAAAACATGTTTAATTTTTGTTTTAAATACTACTTTGTTAAGCAATACAAANTCGGTATTGTATATATAGAGAGTATAATCCCCAACAACATGTATAAATGGCGTTACCGTTTGATCTTGGAAAATACCAAATCCTCTGTTAGTGTTATTACCAATTAACTCAAAACCATAATTAACCTCAGGGTCAAGATACATATCAAAGTTCAAGGTAAATGATTTAGAGTCATTAATTGCATCTTGAACGTCAAAACTGGTATAATTACTACCATTGAAAGTTAATTCTTTGCCGGTATAATCTACACAAATATTTTCCGTTTCACCTCTTACAATTTTAGAGGTTATATAACTATCATATGATGATATTAAAGGAGCAGACGAATCAATAATTTCTGTAATATCTGCATTACCAATACGCTGATACTTAATATCAATATTAGGTTCGATGGCTGCATCACTCTTTTTATCAAAAAATTTCTCTCTTGCTATTACAGCATCTGTGACTGATAGATCAACACCATCAACACTATCATTTAAAGCTGGCGCATAACGAGATGAGCTTGAAAGAGCTGCAGTCTTGGTAATTTTATCTGGGTAGTAGTACCTATCAACCCATATACCAGTTTCTTCTAAAGAACTACCAGATAACCAAGTGCAAAGATATCTACCATTATCATATTGAGTAGAATTTATCCGTTTTATAAAAATTTTATCAGCTAGCTGTGGTGTCGGTCCAGCAAAAGCACCATTATTTACAAATGTAGTATCATTTATATTTAATTTTGAATATGGGTATATTGAAGAAGGTGCTTGAAAAAAGGTATCTGTACCATTGGTGATAAATACATCTTTATTGTAAAATGTATAGTTGAGTATAGGGTTGGTTAAGCCACCCTCTTGATCGTTACCTAAATAGAGGTTATTATAGTCGCGATTTTCATAGCCAGGTAATCCATATGGTGTATCAATTAAGTTACTACCACGTTTAATGAAGTTAAATTCAGATCTATTAGTATCTAGAGCAAAGTAATTAATAGGCATCTTATCACTAGATATTGTATTATAATTTGTGATAAACATATATTGACCATTATCATTAAATGAGCTTCTTTGAGTGTTAAGAGTTAAATTAGATGCATTTTTTGAACTATATGAAATAAAGCTATTATTAAGAAACTGCTTATTAGTATCAAGATTATAGTCAATATTAATTAGATTATTAAAATCTCTATTTAAACCAGATGGTTGTAGAGGGGCCATTATAGGTACTATACCTGTAGGTATAGAACTTAGCGTAAAGATAGTAAGAGTTGTACCAATAGTTTTAAATAGCTGTAGGTAACCATCATCGTCTAAATTATATCGAAAAACATCATTTCGCTCTTGCGATATATTCTTGTAATTATCTGTATTTTGATAGAAAACAAACTCTCCTCCTGATAAAGACACTCCAGTGTAATTAAGGTAAAAATCAAATATACCGTTATTATGTTTAATTCTTAATAAATTATTATTAAGTGCTTCTATTTCGAAAAAGTAATTATTACTAAACGCATTTATAGCATTTAAAGTACGTACACCTAAGGGTTTTTGTTGATTAGTTGCAACTTCACCATCGGAATTAAAAATATACAGATATTGATCTAGATCACCTAAAGCTCGTTGGAACCCTAATTTAGTAACAAATGATGTACTCTCGTCCCCCGCTATACTAGATAATTGTAGAAAGTCAGAAAGTTTACTTTTGTTAGTAATATGAAAAGATGTATAATTATTGATCTTACTATCTTTTGCACCTGATAAAGCTGTAATATTATTTACTTGAAATCCTTGCTCTAAAACACTATGATACTGATCAAGTGTGACAAATCTATCGTCATATTCCCCAGTTGGGAAAGAGATTGAACTAACAGATTTTGTATATGAAGAACTCATTATACTTATTTAATCTGGAAGCTAGTTGTTGCAATCAATCTTTATCGAAGAATGTAGTATAGGTCCTCTTATTAAATCTAGATTGTAAATTAGCAATAGTATTTGATGCAGATGTACCTACCATTTGAGTGTTCAAGATACCTAATTTTTCAATGCTATCATAGTATGACTCTCTCAATAATCTAATTGGTTGAAAAACATTCGCGAAAAAGCCATCATTAAAGTATATAAGAAATTGTACGCTTAGGCTAGTTACTTGAGAACTTAGAGAAGGTATATATGTATGACCATATTCCTCTAAAACACTACCACCAATTTTGCCATACAGAACTTCATTAAGAATTGATTGTTCTCTATAATCATAAACTACATCTCTTTGATAGTACTCAATATTACTGTTATCACCCCAGTTGATATCTAACGTAAGAGCTTTACTTTTTGATTCATCAATACCTGTAAGTACAAACATAATAGATGGGGCTCCTTTAAAAGTAACCTCAGGTAACGTTGCAGATATTGATGATTGAAGCGCTGTACCACTTAAAGCAGGTAGTTGGATAAAAATATTTGACATTAGATTGTAACAGTAAAGTTGTTAGTATTGCGTGTGAACGAACCAGAGTTGGCTGATATGGAACCAAACATTGAACTTAATCCAAATGTAGTCGATCTTAATATTTCCTCTTCATCTTCATATTTATATATACTCTGTAGAGTGAAATCATTATTTACTTGTCTAAATGAAACGTCAATAAAATGTGACATGTCATTAGGATCATTTACAATATACGTTAGCTTAAATATATCATTTCGTTTATTATATGCTATCTTCGGTGTATGAACCTCTTCAATTGTATAGTTTCTCGTAGCACTTACACCTAAACTCAAAGCAGAAGTATTAACATCAAATACACTAAGAGTAGTAGATGCTGTATCAGCTGGATACACCTTATTTACATGATTATCTAGTATAGAGTATTCATAAATCTCTGGATAAACTGTTAAATAATTTCTTGGAGAAACATCACAATCATTAGCACCAATAGTTTGAAATCTTGCAAAATATACTTTACCGGTACCCTCAACGTAGAATCTATTTGAGAACGTTTCTGCTCCTATAGAGCTATTAACGCTATATAATGTGTTGACTGTACTAGGCTTAGTAAACTCTGCATCTTTATATTCAATCTTATCTATTAGTAAGTTAGATTTAGTTTCTAAGAAAATAGTATTCTGTATAATATCGAAATCTATTAAAGCTAGATTTAAATCTGTTTGAATACTAGTTGAATACTTTTGAAGTATGTTTGAAAGTGCAGTAGAGAGTGGTTGAGAATCAGAATATGAACCATTCTTTACATATAATCTACCATCCAAGGCTTTACGCTCTTCAGTAGTAAGAGTTAGATCTTGAGAAGATAATGTTGATAATACAGTAGCACCACGAGAGTCAGGATTATCAAGATATCGATAATTATCTGAATAAATAAAATCGTTAGGTAGATTTACTTCGTCAGTAAATAAGCCACCGTCATAATTAGTATAAGGGCTTCCAGCTGAAAGATAATTACGAACATCTGTTGCGAACTCTAATATGCTAAGATCAGTTATAATATTAAATTCATCTTCGGTAATAATATTCATATCTACAGCAGATAGTATAGCTTGCTCTACCGCAAAAGTACCTTCTGCAAGAACGGTGTAGTAGTAATTTAAAGGGGATGGAAATCCAGGTCCTATTCCGGATAATGGGTTAGGTAACTCACTACCATCAAAGAAAGTAAATGCTCCACCATCACGCCAGAACGGTTTAAGATTTCTAGTCTTCTTAATGAGATCTTGGTATGGTGAAAATTCTCTAAAGTATAATGTTAAAAAGGTATTCAGTTGTGACATACCATTTGTATTAGCCGTTAATCCTGATCTAATAGTATTACCATTAACGCTAGCTGTACTATAATCAAAATTATAACCCTCGTTTCTATCCCAGAATGTATGACCATCTAATAGCAGATTTTTAATATAGTCTTGATCAGATATTCTCGGCTGTAAGGGTGTATATTTAAGTAAAGCGTATTCGTTACCAAATATATCTGTTTGATATTTATCAATAACCCCTTGATCAAAAAGATCAGTAAAGTTTAGCTTATAACTAATATTATTTAGCTCTTTTAACTGAGTACTATTACGCTCTTTTGTAGTATATGATTCAAANGTAGTTACTTTATTAGTAATTTTTGGATCACCTGAAGCTACACCACTTGAAACGTTTCGTACATTATCCCGGTAATCAAACTTATAGTATATAGGATAGCTACTTACTGGGTTAACTGATACATTACCATACTTATTAGGGTCTGGAAAAATAACAAATTCATTACTTAAAGCAGAGAGGTTAATTGAATAGGTATATGTTTCAGCTTGTAGTTTAAATAAGCCAATATTATCAGGTTTAAAGTTCAAACCTATATCTCTTAATAACTTAACATCATTTGATTCTACTTGTGCTGCATCTGCACCTTGTAAATTTAATGCATTAGAAGTTGGATTATCAGCAGTAATTAACAATCCAGATGTTGGTGGTATAGTGGTTGCATCTACATAATAGATATCAGTACCTAAGTACTTTTTAATTAATGAGCGTTTAAGACTATAGACATCGGCTAGACTAAGACCACCAGATTTATACGCATTAGATACTTGTACAAGATCATTATCCGGATCGCATATAGCGTCAAACTCTTCTGGAGTGATAACCGGAGGATTAATCTTAAAGTTTCTAATAGCACCTATAAAGTTTTCTTGACCAGTAATAGCTTCAACTGCAAGAGGATCTAAATAATACTTTTTATCAATATTATTAATATTATTAGCTTCACCGTCAGATGGTAAATCAAAATAAGTACCATACACATCAACAAATTCTTCTATCTCTATACCTAAACCACTTACCGAAGCAGCGATAGTTGCTGTTTGTGCTTCTTTAGAATCCTCTGCAGTAAATATAAAATTATAAATATTATCAAAAATTGCTTTCTCAACACCTGTTGTGCTCCCTTTAAGTTTATTTCTATCGATAACATACTTACCTTCATCTCTCCTTTTCTTATAAAAGAGTGCAATATCTTTTAGCCTATTTGCAAAGAACGGGATAGCTATGTCAAGATCAGCTGAATTATTAAAGTCTATATTCTCGAGAAATCTTTTCTCACTCTCAGTCGTATAGCTAATAACAATTTCTTTAATAAATTGCTGGTAATAATCTTTAAATTGTGTTTTTTGTTCTTCTTCTGATATATCTTGAAGTGAATACCAGTTTTGAAGGTAAGAGCTATAGAAAGAGCTATATTCTTCCGGTGAATAATCTGCTTGTGTATAATTTATAAAGTCTAGAAAGGAGAACGGGGTAATATTATCTCTATAATCGTCATTCTCAATTTTTGAGTTTGTGATAGAGTAGTTAACTACAACTGTTCTGAGTGATTGGTTAGACATCGATATAAATATTTAGTTATCAAAAAGGTTCAAGCCTTCGTAAAGTGAGTTAGCAAAGATATTAGACACAATACCGTTATCTTTTGACCAATCATTGTAAGATGTAATACCATAAGTTAACGTATTGTTAGGATCGTCGAAATTAATAATAGAATCAGTTATATCACCAACAGAACTAGCTTGATAGTAGAATGAGTAAATATCTGTGATTTCTCTACTCCCACCTGATAGTAATGGCCATCCCCAAGTTTCATTATAATCACTAAGATTATAGAATTGAGTAGACGTCATGACATCTTCAGTTAATAGACCAGATAATGCTTCTGTTAGAACCGAGCAATTAGATGCTCGTTCTAACGTTATAAACTCACCCTCTGATATACGCTCTGGTGAAGTAGCTGTTAATATGCCTGTAACTGTACGATATACTATACCAGATGGTATAGTAATAGTTGGAGCAATTCTTGCACTTAACGGTAACGTTGTATTTAGCGTTACATACTTACCACTATATAGTTCATTCGCTACTATTGGATCCCCAGGAACTATAATACTGTTAGGTGTAAGTTTTTCACCTAAATTATAACCATAAAAATTATTAGATCTATAACCATACGATTGATACTGCGTTCTATCTCTATTTCGTTTACCAAAAAGCTTTGACTTACTAATAGAAAGTAAATCCATTAATCTTGCGAGCTTCGGAGGCAGAGAGTATTTATTAAGCTTTGGTAAATCTAGCATTTGAAGCAATCCATCTAGCTGCTCGATATTACTCTCATCTATAACTGTATTATTCTCTAAAAAGTTTTGAATCTTCTCATAGGTAGCCTTACCTATTGAATCTTGTGTAGAACTCAAGTCACCAAATATTGACCCTAAAAAGTCTTTCATTAACACTCTTGCATCCGTAAATAACGGTTGAATAGCTATTTCTTTAAATGCATCTTCAAAATCTATATCTTCGTTCTGCTTTGCTATTGTATAGTAGCTACTAGGGTTAATAGTAAATGTATTACTTGCACCGTTTAAGAAAACGCCATTATAGTTACCCTGTGCACCGGATAGGTATACGTTGTTAAGAGGTACAGTAGTATTGGATACAAAATATCCTTTATAAAACCCACCATTTGATAAGGATGAAAGAGATCCAAAATCTGACGTGAACTCTGCATCATAAACTGTAGCACCATCAGTTAACTTAAAATTCATTGCACTAATACTACCTTGAGTTGCACTTAATACCGGAGCTGATCTATTACTAAAATTATCTTGATCCTTTACCTTGGCAACAAATGCTATTTTAGTTCCTGCAAACTTCTCTGAGTTTATATCAAATACACTAAAGTTATCAGCCCCTTCACCATCAACACCATTTGATGAAAAATCCAAACTATTATATTGTGCATTTGATGTAATAACCGCTTTCATACCATAGTTAGTAGTATTTGCATACTCAAATATATCACCTTGCTGAAAGCCAAATATTAAATTATAATTATCAACAAAATCACTCTTAAAGTATACGTCAGATGTACCAGAAACACCAGCAAAGAAAGCATCAACATCATTCTTGTCTGTATATATAATCTGGTTATTTGCATCTAACTTAATGTATATAGATTTATCGATAGTATCAATAGTATTAACGTTAAATGTTTCAACTATACCATTAGAAGTGAGTATTTGAACGAAAGAATAGCTAGGATATAAATGTCCATATGCTAATTTATCATAACCACTTCTAAAGAAGTCATATTCATTGCTAGATAGAGTTGCGCCTGACGCGTAAGGTACTATAGTGGATAGACCAGTATTTAAAGTTCTGTAAGAATTATAACGCTTTACAGTAATTGGGTTAACTACTTTACCTGCTTTATGATTTATATCTGCTGTACTAGTAACTACTAACTCATCCTGAACAAAATCTCTAATGTTAACATCAGCATGAAAAGTATCAAGATAACCATTACCAGCATCGTCATATAGAAAGCAATTAACTCTATATGAACCAGGATGGTCAAATGCATGAGTAGCAGATACAGCTTCAGCGGTAGTACCATCTCCAAAATCCCAGACTATACGCTTATTAGATACAAAGTCTTGAATAGTTGGATCTAAGTTAGGTATAAAAGAAAGAGGAGCAAAGGGTAACGCAAATCCTTCATATGTTTCCTCACCACTAATGTTCTTCACATAGAAGAAATTATACAATAGATCAAATTCACCTGATTGATCGAGTTGTAAAGAACTGAGCGACATATAACATATTTAATCACTCAACTTACGTTTACAACCGTCTTATTGCTATCTTATTAGTAATATTAGCAATATTGTAAAAATATGCATACTCAAAATCTTCTAACTGGTAGTTGAGAGATTGAATAGTTCTATCACTATCTTTGTAATCTGGATTCCAAACAACAAAGCTCAAATTTGGAATTTCTGCATCACCGTTAACGGTATGTAGTTCTGTTACTCCTTGAATATTAAGTATATCATTAGTCATAGCAGCTACATCAATTACATCACCAAGCTGCAGCTTACTAAAGTAATTAATAAGAGTAGTCGAAACAGCATTTCTTATTGATCCATTATTTGAAGCTTGATTTTTATCAACTGTAACACGTATTATACTATCTTGTACAATTTCATCAACACTATCACTGTCTCTGAAGCTAGCTATTCCTGTATTAGAAGCACCAAACGCAAAAGCTTTAAATAAAGCATCCGTAACGACGACATTATGAGTTATGTCTTTCTTATTGTTACAAAAATCAGCAATAATTTGCTTTTGTGCAGCATTAAGATATTTTGGTGTTAGACTATTTAATGTAGAATCTCCACTAGGAACTGTATAGATATAAACGTTGTTAAAGCTAGAAGAAGTTGAAAACTGAACTTGAGAGTATAGCATACGAGCGTCATCATTACCTTGACCGAGTCCTTGCTCTGCGTAATATCCTAATACCCTCGAAGTAAATTCATCGTTAGATAGAACTTTTACATCTTTGGTTATGTTATTGAAATTTCTATTTATTTGATATTCATAATCCTCTTTTGTAACTAACCGGTTCTGTGAAGCAAAGACTTTCGGCGCGTTAGCTTTTATATCTTCTGTAGTTTCTGCCTTCTTTGGTGGTAAAGTGCCATTAGTATTATTAAGAGTTACATTAGCAATATCAGTTGAATTAATTAAATTTTGATCATCGTTATATAGTATACTCTGTATAGCTTCAAAATTAGTCGAACCGTATAAGTTAAATGAAGCATTAGCTAAAGCATCTGGCCCAGTTATGCCTGCTTCATTATCAGAGATTACATAGAATATAAGTACATTATCATTACTTTCTAACTGCTTACCGTTTAGATTATTACCAAACTTAAACTCATAATTACCAGATGAATTTAGTCGCTTTTCATAACTTTTACTCTCAGCTGATTTCAGGAACAGAGAAGCGCACTCATACCACTCAGACCAAACACCTGTTGTAGCATTTTTAACAAATACGCTAAATGTGTTATCAGAAATAAACTTAGTATTATTTAGATTTGTTACACTCTGTATAAGTTGAGGAGATGTAAAGCTATCGACGAGAGTTATATTCTCATACGGTTCTCCTGTTGCTGCAAAGGATGCTTCTGTAATAGCACCTTGATAAAGAGTATTGTTTGATGGTGATACTGCTTCTACTGCAGTGTTAGTTACCTTTTGAAAGGTAATATCTTCAGTTGTTATAAAAGAATTACCAGCAGCTACAACAGAACTAAATCTTGGTATTGTATAAACATTAGCAGGAATATTTGTAGCAGATAAATTAAAATTAAGAAGAGCTGTCTGATCACCAAGAGGTTTGTACCCAATATTGCTAACAAGCTTATTCATGTTTTCATAAATAGTAGCAGTATTAAACGTAGATTCGTTAGATGTTGTATTAAGCTGGAAAAGCAATACATGATACATATAGGCTACAACATCGATAAAAGCACTAAAATTAGAACCTTCAAAGTTTTGATCTGTAAATGTTTCATTCTCATTTAACCTTTCAATAATAAGACTCTTAAGAGTATTTGCATCGAAGGTAAGATATGCGTTTTTAGGAAGTTTGTAATCTGTGAAGTCTTGTAAGCTCATATTATACTACGTTATTATTTAATCTACACCGCTACATACCCATCTCGGTTAAGAGAAGCATTTAAAGTTAAATTATGGATATCTAATATGGGTATACTGAATTCAATAGTAATATCATATTCTGCCATATCCGGATTTCCCACGATATCTAATTTATTAAGAATTATACGAGGTTCTTGAACCCCTAAATTATTATATATGTAATAACCTAAAAAATAAGCAGTTGTTGAATTTATTGGCTCGAACAGATATCTTCTAAAATCTAGTCCAAGCCTAGGGTTAAGTAACTTTTGACCGGGTGATGTTGTAAGAATATTTTTAATAGAATTAATTACAGCTTGACCGTCTTGAATTTCATTTAAATCTTTAAGTTCACTCGTACCATAAAGCTCCGTTCTCTTAAATCGGCTAGCCGCAAGATCGAACTTTATATCTTTGTATAGATACCCGCTCTCCAGTGATTTCTTTTCACTAGCTGGGATCTGTAAATTATCTAACCTTACTGCCATAAAATGTGTATAAATATTTATATGAGTGACTAAATAATAGTATGGCTAAATC